CCGCAGCGAAACTGGCTTTTGTGTGGGCCTGCATATGCTGAGCGATGAGGAATGGGCTGCAAAAAATGCACCAGCGGCCGAGCAGGTTGCTCCGGAACCTGTAATGGAATCAGCCCCTGTTGTGCCGGCACCCGAGGTGGTTCCTGCAAAGACCAAGAAGGAGCGTAAGCCCCGCACAGCCAAAGTTGTCCCGCCAGTTGTGGCTCCTGAACCGCAGCCTGTGGTCAAGAAGCCTGCTCGCACCAGTCGCAAGAAATCACAGTAAATGAGCGATACTGCATTTGTTCAGGATAAAGAATACGAGGTCAGGTCATGGGGCAGTTGGGAAGTTGTTAACAAGTCTTCCACTTGGAAGGTAAAACGCTTGGTGGTCAACCCTGGTCAGAGATTGAGCTTGCAGAAACACTGGCATCGCAGTGAGCATTGGGTGGTAGTGTCGGGAACTGCGCAAGTGGTTGTAGACGACAGAGATTTTTTGCTGTATGAGAACCAAAGTGCCTACATTCCACAAGGCAGTATACACAGACTGAGTAATCCCGGTTTGATTCCTCTCACAGTTATTGAAGTCCAGAGTGGGCTTTACCTGGAAGAAGATGACATTGTGCGATTTGATGTATAAATGATAAAGGCGGTGGAACAATCCACCGCCTTTTCTCTATGTTAGCTGTCGATACTTGGCCTTTTTCCAGACGTAACACTTACTTTGTTGACCCATTCAGGTTCAATGCTTCTCTTGCCTGTGATTTCATTTGCAGTGTCAACCCCCATGAGTTTGTTTGCCAACCGCAATATTTCTTCTTCCTCAGGAGTATAACAGATAACTGTCTGTTGTTGATTCCACATGCTGTTGGGCGCCATTTCCACTTCTCCCCGTTCCACAGCCAATGCCACTCCCAATGCAAGTTGGTGGCGGTATTGTGGATAGCCGTTGCTGTTTACCAGACCGGGCATAGTCCATGTTGGTGGAAGAGTGTTCTTGAGTCTCTCGGGAGTAGGAGCAGTTTTGTCTTCGTATAAATCGCGCAATCTCATAATGTTATCCTTGGTGCAGTTGTGTTATTTATGATATTCTTGACACATGCCTTGATTCTGGCAACTATTATAAATAATCGTATGTGCAGCCCAAAGGAGGGACATATGACAAAAGGTATTTACGAAACAAAAACATACAACTATTTGTATCAAATAACCAATACAATAAATCATAAGATTTATATTGGTTGCCATTCTACAAATGATTTAGAGGATGGGTATATGGGATCTGGCACATATATTAATAAAGCATATCAAAAATATGGACAAGAACATTTTATCAAAACCATCCTTGAATTCTATCCGGATTCAGAGTCTATGTTTGCTGCTGAAAGAAATATAGTAAACCAGGAGTTCATTAATGAAAGAACAAACTATAACGGATCAATTGGCGGGAGAGGGGGAAGAAAAAGTAATGAGGTTTACCAGTCTCCGATAAGATCTGCCAAGATCAGTGCTCATTCAAAAGGACAGGCGACGATGAAGACTCTAGATGGAGAGATTGTAAAAGTTAAAGTTGATGACGACCGCATGATTACTAAGGAACTTGTCGGTATTACAAAAGGCAAAGCTGTTGTTAAAGACTGTTTTGGAAAAATCTTTCAGGCAGATGTGTCTGATCCTAGGCTAAAATCTGGTGAGCTGGTAGGAGTAACAAAAGGATTCGCAGTTATGAAGGATTCATTGGGAAATCGGTATCATGTTTCTATAGATGATCCAAGAATAATCTCAGGAGAGCTAAAAGGGAACACGGCAGGATCAACACAGAGCGCCCAATCAAACCAAAAAAGGAGCAGAGCACTGTTAGGCAAACCCAAACCGCAGCCATATGTCATGTGTAATGGTTGTGGAAAATCCACATCACGCACAAACATTATTAGATGGCATAAAAACTGCCTTATCTCAGAAGGATTGACACCCACATAGCACATAAGTATAAATGATCAGGCGCTGAATCTACAGGCCTGTATGTCATCTTGCTTAATAAAGGAGAAATCAAATGACAATCATTTCGATAGACTTGGGTACAGGAAATAGTTGTGTAGCTATCATGGAAAATGGTAGCCCAAAAGTTATTGAAAACGCTGAGGGAGCTCGCACCACCCCGAGCATTGTTGCTCATACCGACAAGGAACAACTGATAGGGCAATCGGCCAAAAGGCAAGCTGTTACGAATCCTACTAACACAGTGTTCGCCGCAAAAAGACTAATCGGACGCAGGTTCGATGATCCAACAGTTCAGCAAGATATGGCTACTCTTCCATATAAAGTAGTCAAAGCAGATAATGGTGATGCGTGGATTGAGATTAAAGGCAAGGCATATTCTCCTCAAGATATATCTGCCCAAATACTTATAAAGATGAAAGATACCGCCGAGGCATATTTGGGAAATACTGTTACAAAAGCCGTCATCACAGTTCCTGCATATTTTAATGATGCACAAAGGCAGGCAACTAAGGATGCAGGAAAGATTGCTGGACTTGAGGTTTTGCGCATTATTAATGAACCAACAGCCGCCGCATTAGCTTTCTCAGTAGATAAGAAAAATCCTGGTAAGATTGTTGTGTTTGATTGTGGATCAGGAACACATGACGTGTCAGTGTTGGACATTGGAGACGGTGTGGTGGAAGTGCTAAGTACCAATGGCGACACTCACTTGGGAGGTGAAGACTTTGATGAACGTATTCTGGATTATGTTGCTGGCGAGTTCCAGCGCGATAGCGGCATTGACCTACGCAAAGACAAAATGGCCATCCAACGTCTACGCGAGAGTGCAGAGAAGGCCAAGATCGAACTTAGTTCTGCCGCAGAGACAGAGATAAACCTACCCTACATCACAGCCGATGCCACAGGACCAAAACATCTCTTGGTCAAGCTGAGCCGCAGCAAGTTTGAAAATTTGGTTGCAGATCTCATCAAGCGTGCTATTGATCCATGCCGCGCTGCATTGACAGATGCCGGTTTAAATCCTCAAGACATTCAAGAGGTTATTATGGTGGGTGGCAGCACACGTATTCCTGCGATACGCAGTGCTGTGAAAGAGTTTTTCGCCCGCGAGCCCAATAACTCTGTAAATCCGGACGAAGCAGTTGCGCTGGGCGCAGCCATTCAAGCTGGTGTGTTAAGTGGCGATGTTAAAGATGTTCTGCTCTTGGACGTGACTCCACTAAGCTTGGGTATTGAAACCATGGGCGGGGTTTTTACTCGTTTGATTGATCGCAACACAACAATCCCCACCAAGAAGAGCCAGACTTTCAGCACGGCTGAGGACAACCAAAGCGCAGTGACTATCCGAGTGTTCCAGGGCGAACGCGAAATGGCTCGCGATAACAAAAGTTTGGGCCAGTTTGATCTAGACGGTATTCCACCAGCCCGCCGCGGCACTCCTCAGATTGAGGTGACTTTTGACATCGATGCAAATGGCATTGTCACAGTGAGCGCCCGTGATCAGGCAACTGGCAAAGCGCAGCACATCAGCATCAAGGCAAATGGCGGCCTAACAGACGCCGAGATTGCCGACATGATGACGCAAGCCGAGGCCAATCGCGAAGCGGACAAGCAGCGCCGAGATATGGCGGAAGCCCGCAATCGTGCAGATGCACTTGTTGCATCTACAGATCGTCAAATTGACGACGCTGGTGACAACTTGGATGCGCAACTGGTTGCAGATGTTCGCAGTGCTCAAGACGCTGTGAAGCTGAGACTGGCTGACGCAGAAGCCACCGCCGATCAACTTCGGGAGGTCAGTGACAAGCTCATGGAGGCCAGCATGAAGCTGGGCGAAAGTCAGTATAAATCAGCCGCTACTGATGAAAGTGGTAATGCTCAGTGAGCATTACCACAATAAATCAATAAATCCTCGTTCCAACTGGCGAGCTGAGATGCTTTTGCCGGTGCGATGATCCGAAATCTCATCATGCTGCAGGCGATAAGTGCGAATCTTATCGCCTCGCTGCCCCGAACCCACTTGCTGCTTTTTTTGTTGTGAAAGCTCTGTGTGTTGTTTATGGCTATGGGCTTGCAAAAGCCTCTGTTGCATTGCTT